GTAGAGCGCAAGCTTAGTAAGCTTGAGGTCAGGGGTTCGAAACCCTTTGCGTGCATTTTTAAATATGAGATCCATATTTAAAAATGTATATACAGTATGGTATTGATTGTATTACTTTTATTTTTTATGTTTTCATCATTTGTTTCTTCTGCTGCAGCGGTGGGACTTTATAACACCGAATATAAGTTTAAATCATGGGTTGATATTACATTTTTTGGATCAAAAGGTGTTTGGGAACCTCCTACGGAGAAACAACAAAAAGAGATAGAAGCTCTCCAAGTAATTAACATGCAAGTGTGTGATGATAAATACGGAAAAGATTATGACTATTCAGAAATGGGGGACATCGGTGGGGATACACCAGAAGAAGCACGAGAGAATGGAATGAAACGAGTGTGTTCGGCTGCGTCGAAATCATCGTACGTTGATTTAAATCGAGACGTCTGTAGGGATCGCGCGCATGAGAATATGTTATTTGATTGGCAGGGTCGCGTGGATACTATCGAACCATATGTCGATGCTATGAAAGAAACATGTAAATCGGTTCTTCCCATCGATATTTATGCGTAAGAATTATAATATACTATCTTATGAAGTGGTCGTATATGGCAATTTACGGAATTCCATATTTATGTTTGAAATTGATGTACATGGAACGAGCTAGAAAGGGGATATCTCCTAGATTTAGTCAACCATCAACTTAAGGATTTGAGTCATGATACAGGTAGATGTCCCTCGGGGTCAAGAAGCTCTGTTACGATGCTATTGTGCCTACTCGTGGGTCTGATGGTGCTGTGGGATATGATTTATATAGCTCTGAGGATGCCATTGTTCCATGCCAGGCGGGGAGAGCTCTAGTAGGAACTGGGATTACAATTGTTCTTCCATCGAGTGTATACGGTCGTGTAGCTCCCCGGTCCGGTCTAGCTGTAAAGCATTGTATCAATGTTGGTGCGGGTGTCATTGACCCAGATTATACCGGTGAAATCAAAGTTGTCTTGTTCAACCATGGAGAGAAAGACTTTGAAATCAAGAAGGGTGATCGAATCGCACAACTTATTCTGGAGCGTTATGAGACACCTCCAATTGAGGAGATTAATATTGTCGAGGATACTGATAGGGGTTCGGGTGGATTTGGATCTACCGGCAATTAGAAAACCATAAGTCTTCGGGTTGAGGCATGAATAGGATACCCTTGTTCATTGTCATGAACAATTTAGCCTTATCGACATCTGGATATGACCAAAGTAACCATCGTTCCCAATATTCAGCCCTAAAAAAGTCCTCCCAATCCTCCTTGGTACTCTCATCGACTGAGAGCATACCTCTGTGAATAGTCATCTGATTCGTTTCGATTCGCAACTCCTTAGGCATGATTGCCCCTTTCCTAAGAAGATGCGCACGCATGAGACGTGGGTTATTATGGTCCGTATAATGCTGATATCCCTTCTGCCCAAAATCGACTGCTCGCTTACTGGGTAGAATGACACGGTATTTATGTGTGATAGACGGACTGGGTGTTAGAACGACGTGCATGTAATTAAAGCTAATATAATATATTATACTAATGGAATTCGTTCGTGAAATAAAAAATTGCATACCTGATGAATATTGTGATCGTTTAATTGAACGTTTTACACTAGATGCTCGTAGGAAACCCGGTGAGACGGTAGGTGGTGTTAATCCTAACTGGAAAAAAAGTTTAGATTTAAGAGTGGGAAATTTGTCTGACTGGGCAGACGTTAATCAGACACTAACTCAGAAAGTTCGAGACGGATTATCAGAATATGTAAAATATTGCGATGATAACGATATGTCTAGAATGAATTTAATTAAACATATGTTGCACGACGATGTGGTAATACATGCTCCCGTGATTCAGCAAACTGAAGAAGGTGGATTTTATAGATGGCATCACGATTCTATATTCACGGCACATGTTCGCATTTTAACGTATATATTCTATTTGAATGATGTACCAGTTGAACATGGTGGATGTACTGAATTTTTAATGGGTAAAAAGATTCAACCAAAAAAGGGTACTTTAATACTTTTTCCGGCTACATGGACCTATATACATCGTGGCAAAAAGCTTGAAAAGGGTAATAAATATATAGCAACTGGATTTGTATATGGAGATTAAACTATTTAAAACTAATTAGTTACTTTCATATAAATGGATCATGATGGTATATATACTATACCAAATAATCTTCCCGAAAGTTTATGTAAAGCTTTAATCCAGAAGTTTGAAAATGAACCACAACATCACAAAGATGGTAAATTAATGACTGGACACAACACTACAAAAGTTGATAAATATATCAAAGATAGTACAGAGATTGACATTTTTCAAACCCCTGGCTGGAAAAAGGCTGGTGATAAGTTAGTACATTTTTTAGAAAAGGGATTGGATGAGTATATGGAAAAATATAGAGAAATGTTACGTTCAAAAATAGGAGAAGATATGGATTTTGTATTTAAATGTAGTTTCATACCATGTGATGTTAGAAGTCCATCTATTCAGAGAATTAATAAAGGAAAATGTTATAGATGGCATCATGATGGGGATATGAGGGATACAAAAGTTTTGACATATATGTGGTATTTAAACACACTTAAACCAGGAGAAGGTGGTGAAACTGAATTTATTTGTGGTAAGAAGGTAGAACCAGAAGTAGGTAAATTATTATTTTTTCCAGCTACGTGGATGAATTTACACACCGGGAGACTCGTAAAAGGTGACACCAAATATATATGTGTTGGTAGTATTTACCGTGATATACCCTAATATTTTAACTGAATTAAAGAATCTGTGTGTAGTGCTAGTATGGACTCACATTTTGTATATGAAATCAAAGATAACCTACCCAAAAATATTTGTGATGCAATTATTAAAAAATTTGAGAGTGACAAAGATAATCACGTTATCGGTAAATTAAGTGGTGGTACTGTAACTGATAATTATGTAAATGTAAGTTGGAAAGACAGTACAGAAATAAATTTAAAAATGCCACATTGGGGGAAGGCTTTAGGAAAATTGGAATTTTTCCTGAAAAGGGGTATCGATGAATATATGAAAGAAGCGTATAAGTATATTGGGAAACAATGTGGAGCTAAAGATAATGACTTTGCTATGCACTTTTCACTCGGTACCAATTATATTACAGACATATTGTCGATACAAAGAATAAAAAGGGATCGTCATTACAGATGGCACCACGATTTTTTGCCTGACGAAGCTACACGTACATTGACTTTTATGTGGTACTTGAATACACTAGAACCCGATGAAGGTGGTAATACTGGGTTTATAAATGGAAGACGTGTGAGGCCTGAAGCGGGGAAGTTGGTAATATTTCCATCTACATGGACATGTCTTCACACGGGTGAATTAATCAAAGCTGACGCTAAATATTTAATAGTCGGAGGAATTCATCGACAAGCCGACTCGTATAAAGGAGAGTGATGTATATATTAATATGCTTGAATACACATCTCTCGATGGTATCAAAATCCAAGTTGGACAAAATGCAAAAGAAAATGACGAACTCACACTCTTGAGTAGTCCGCATTACTGGTGGATGCATGTAGCGGGGTGTTCGGGGGCACACGTTGTTGTATGTCATGAGGGTGACCAACTCACCAAAGAGACAAAGAAGGATGCGATGGTCCTAGCAGTGCATCATAGTCAGGCATCAGATACGAAGATGTCATGTGTTGATATCACTAGGGTTGAACATGTCATGTGGTTGCGACAAGCGGGGAAAGTGAAACTCACTGGGGAAGTCATGGAACTCACAATTTTTATGAGACGAGAGAAAGAACGACTAGAAAGACTGATTTCATCTAAAGTAAGCTTGTGTAAAGTCCAGCGATGTAGTACACATCCTTGAACCCGATACCTTCTAATTTCTCTGCTGCAAATCTGGCCCTCTGCCCAGTGTTGCAGTAGACGAGTATTCCCCGTTTGGGGAGTTCCGTTGTTGTTTTTTCATTCATCTTATCAACGGGGATGTGAAGTGCTCTAGGGTAATGCCCCGTGCGGTATTCCATGGTGGTACGAACATCGACGACTACTTTGATCTTACCATCCTTAATGAGTCTCTTGGCTTCTTCGGCGGATACGAGATTCTGACCATAATATGTATAAGCTGTGAGAGCGGCGAGACCACCTATAAATACAAATGGAAACATTTAGTATTAGTGGAGATTTTATCCATATCAAAGTAACCGTAGTTCTTTGACATGTATAGATTGCTATGAAGAATTCGATCATTTCTTCGTCTTTGACTTGGGGTCTCTCACGCGTTCGTGATTCAGATTGGGGCAACACTGAGCATTTCCATCATACGTCTTGTTACACGCTCGACAATGGACCATTGTCCTATTGTTGTTGTTGTTACTGTTACTGTTACTATTACTGTTGTTAAGATCGAGGAACTTGCTCTTGGGACGGATATATTTGGGAACAGTTTTGACATTTTTATTGTTGATGTTCATTCTGGTACCAGTAACCGAAACTGGTTTTACAAAAGCCGCAACTGGGTGATAATTTCTGAGACCGTTAGAATTCTCCGTGAAAAGAGCACCTCTACCCGTCATTTTGATACGACGACCCTTGGTATCGAGGTATAATGTAGGTCCTGCTGACATTTTATTGAATGCATTTCTCGCTGATTTAGCCGACATGTATGTTTATATAGAGTAACATTTAATTACCGAAAGCGACACCAGCCATACCATTCTTGATACGAAGAATGTTATAATTGACCGCATATACACGGTGAAGTTGGTTACCACCAGTGGGTTGATTGAGGACCAACTTGGCGTTATCGATACGAGAAAAGTTTAGAGAGCCTGTGGGTTGCATCTTGCTCATGGTGAGACAGAAGGGCCATGAGAAGGTGGGAAGATTATCGAGAACATTGTCGGGGAGATCGGTACAGTGCATCTCAGGAACGACATCGTGGTGGTACACGTTGGATGTGTTCTCGAACAGTGCCAAACCATTAATATAGAGTGAGGAAGTGGCAAAGTTGAATTCATTAGACCAGTCCTCACCCGTCGCTCGACCTGAAACGAGGTGGAGAGACTTCACGGGGTGGTTGAAGTAGCTGAGGTCAATATCGACATCTGTATTCGAGGTGAGTTGATTTTGGGTTTGTGTGATGAGAAGCTCATGCTCGGTATCGGTGAAGTATTTGCGTTCCTCAGTGTCTAAGTAGATGTAATTACCATACACCTTGGGTGTATCGGTGGGGACGTAACCATCGCGACACTTGACACGAATCTCGACATCATGGTACTGGAGGGCTACTAGGGGGAGTGCCTTGGTCCAATCTTCCCCGAAGAAGAAGGGGATCATGTAATGGTTACCACTATGGTTTTCCTTGCGGGAATTGGTGGTAACAGCGAAAGACGCCTTGGCGGTCGTGTCACGCATCAAGGGGTTGTGGACGCCTTGGATATAAAGGGAATCCAATTGTGAGACCTTCTGGCCACCAATCCAAAGAGAGAACTCGGTGGGACTAGCGGCATTGTTAGAGAATAGACCTGTGGCGTTTTGTTGTACCCCAGCAATACCATTGGACTCGATCCAGATGTAGCTCATAAGATCCCCCTTGGAGCGAATGGGGATGGCAACCTCATTGTTCGCACCGAAGGTGCCGATATAATCCATGCGCTCGGGCTTCATGGCGAAGTTAGTGTAACGCTTGTAGTTCTGACGGAAGAAGCTGACCTGAGGGTCACCAGTGATGTACACATCCTGGGCACCCACCGACACGAGCTCAATTAAAGCAGCAGACATTTATTAATAAATGATATTAAAATTTTGGATCATTATAAACATATGGTGGTATTCCAAGCTTTGACTTGGGAGGCGAGGGATGTGGATGAGGAACATTTGATCAGTATATTGGGAAAGACTGAAACGGGTAAATCTGTCTGTGTGACGACTTCTTTTGAGCCGTATTTCTTTGTAAAGCTCCCTAGGGGGACAACTGAACAAGATGTCCGAGTGTTGTATAATGACCTGAATAAACTTCGTCCAGATCACGTCACAAGTTATAGTCTCACTGAGAAGAAGGATGTTTGGGGTTTTCAAAACAATGAAAAGTTTGCATACATGCGTTTAAATTTTAAGACCCTCGCGGACCGGAGAAAGGTCAATTCCGTTTTCGGTTACAATAGGGAATATATGAAGTATCATGTGTATGAGTCAAATCTGGATCCTGTCCTGAGGTTGATGCATCGTACAGGTATTCAATCTACGGGTTGGCTTGACACTGGGGGTGACTGTGTTCGGTCACATCTTGCAAAGGTTGATATCGATCTCTGGTGTAACAACTGGCAATCACTGAAACCTGTAGAACGTGATGATATTGCACCATTTGTAGTTGCCTCGGTAGATATCGAATGTAATAGTTCAACTGGGAAGTTTCCAAATGCAGATGTTCCCGGTGATGCCTGTTTTCAGATTGCAATCTCACTATGCAAATTTGGAAACGATGAACCCTATGAGAAGACATGTCTATGCTACAAGAAAACAGATGGTCCTTATGTCATGAGTTTCGATACCGAACGTGAAATGTTGGAAGCGTTTCAAAAATATATTCAGGAAAAAGATGTTGATATCATCACAGGTTGGAATATATTTGGGTTCGATCTTGAGTATATCTATAAACGAGCTCTTCTGACAGATTGTAATGAAGAATTTTTCAATTTGGGAAAACTCCATGATCCACCTAGTCAGCTCTTACTAAAAAAGTTGAGTTCGAGTGCGTTGGGTGACAATTTCCTTAAACTTCTTCCTATGACTGGGCGATTCATCTTCGATATGTTTCATGAAGTGAAGAAGGGTTATAAACTTGACTCGTATAAACTAAACGAAGTTTCAAAGTTGTACCTGGGTGACCAAAAGATTGACATGTCCCCAAAGGAGATGTTCGCCCGTTACAAGGAAGGTGATCCTAAAAAATTGGCTGAAGTTGCTGAGTATTGTATCAAGGATACCCTCCTCCCCCACAAACTTTTGAAAAAGTTATGTACACTTCTAAACCTATTGGAGATGGCGAAAGCAACATGGGTTCCCCTTTGCTTCTTGGTTGAGCGTGGTCAGCAGATCAAGGTGTTCAGTCAGCTGACAAAGAAGGCTCGAGAGTTGGGATACATGGTACCGACGATCAAATACGGATCTCTCCCCGAAGAACCCTATGAGGGTGCCACGGTCCTAGAAGCACAGAAAGGAGCTTATTACACACCAATCACGGCCCTGGATTTTGAAGCCCTGTATCCATCGATCATGATGGCGCACAATTTATGCTATTCGACGCTCGTGATGGATGAACGACGCTACGGGAATATACCTGGTATCGTGTATGAAACATTCAAGATCGGTGAGAAAGTGTATAAATTCGCACAAGGTGTCCCGAGTCTTCTACCGGCTATCTTAATGGAGCTTAAACAGTTTCGTAAGAAGGCGAAGAGGGATATGGCGGCCGCGACGGGTTCGATGAAAGAAGTCTATAACGGTAAGCAATTGGCGTACAAAATATCGATGAACTCAGTGTATGGTTTTACTGGTGCTGGCAAGGGTATTCTTCCATGTGTTCCAATCGCATCCACGACAACATGTAGAGGTCGCGGTATGATCGAGGAGACGAAAAACTATGTGGAGGAAAACTTCCCAGGTGCGAAAGTGAGATACGGTGACACCGATTCAGTGATGATTGAGTTCGACGTGGGTGACCGAACGGGTGAAGAAGCCGTCAAGTACAGCTGGGAGATTGGTGAGAGAGCAGCTGAAGAATGTAGCGCACTCTTCAAGAAACCGAATAACCTGGAACTCGAGAAAGTGTATTGGCCCTATTTCTTGTACTCGAAGAAGAGGTACGCCGCCAAACTCTGGACAAAGGGAAAGGATGGGAACATGCACATGGATTACATAGATATCAAGGGACTTCAGGTTGTTCGTCGAGACAATACACCTCACGTGAGAGAAGTGTGTAAAGAGCTCCTGGATGTTATCCTGACCTCGAGTGATCCAGGACCACCCAAAGAGTTGGCCAAAGAACGAGCGATAGAACTTCTTTCGGGTGACATACCCAACGAAAAGTTGATACTCAGTAAGTCACTCTCAGATAGTTATAAGGTCAATGGGGAACCAGTTTCAGTATCAGGTTCTCGAATTGGTGAGATTAACCAGGCTCATGTACAAGTTGTTCATAAAATGCGAGAACGAAAACCCGGTTCGGAACCACAATCTGGAGATCGCGTTCCATTTCTACTGACAAAAACAGAAGACCCAAAGGCAAAGGGATTCGAAAAGTCTGAAGATCCCAAATATGTGGAAGAGCACGACGTTCCAGTGGATTATCTCTACTATTTTGAAAATAAGTTCCTTAATCCCGTATGTGACCTACTCGAGCCGTTATTTGAAAATGTCAAACAGGACATTTTCGGTGAAATCTTGGAGCAACACAAGCCAAAGAAGATAAAATCCGGTCCCGCCCTCGGCACCATGAAAAAGGAGCAACTTATTGAAGAATGTAAAAAATTAGGACTTGACGATTCTGGAAAGGTTGCAGATTTACGAGAGAGGATTAAAGGTGCTCGATCTGAATCAATTGAAGACCTATTTAAAAAATACGAGCAAAATACTAATAAGGTATGAATCTCCACGAGAAGATCGCTGACATTGTAGACGAGGAATTGAATGAACGACTCGTTTCGATGATGAATGAATATATTGAGATAATTTCTAAAAAACACGGTATCTCGATGGATCTTCTTTTGAAGGATATCCCGGAAACATTCTCTGGAACGATATGTAAAGGGACGAAAAACGATGGACGGCGGTGTACGTTTAGGGGTATTCATAGTGGGTATTGTAGACACCACTCGGCACAGGGAAATCGTTTGAAATATAGGTCAATTCCCAGGACAAATAGTCATATACATGGACCCGATCAAATGTATGTTAAAGGTTGTCCGGGTTGTGAAATGTCTAACGAGCTTATAGATTTGGGTACCATCATTGGTAATGAGTAAAACTGACATCCTACTAACATCCATAAACAATTTTTACAACGAAGAAGGAAACAGAACTAAATTGGTAAATATTTTAGATAAGTCGAGTGGTATCTCATTACGAAATCTAGAATGGTTCATCACTAACTATGCTAAGAAGAATCACACATCTTTTAAGACCCATGATGGAAAACTATTCACCGTCCATTGTGCCTATAAATCAAGTCTCGATGGGTATAGTAAAAAGCTATTTGATCCATTTTGTCGGGCACAGAAGTTTGCGTATACGGTCCCGGGAACATCTCATGAAATTCATACAACGCTCGCACAGTTGAATTTCATCAAATGGTGTATCAAAAATAACATCATCGAGTATATTAGTACCAATAAATCTTCATTATTTAATAGGCAACCGACATAAATCCACGTTCAAATACGAAGGTTTGATATCCAGTGTAATACATATTTAGAGAGTACGTTTTTAAAGACACATCCACTTCCGTCGTATCTAGTTTCACTTCTATATTTGTTTTATCTGACTGTATCTGACTAAAATCCAAGTTCCCCGATGGTTCCACATTGATCGGATTCATCGAGAAACTATACGTGTATACATTTCGGATTGGCCTCGCAAGACGATTTCTAAATGGAATGAGATACTTGTAATAATTGTGAGTTGTCTTTGTCACATTTGGAAGACGGTTACCATTGATATAGAAACTCGCGGACTCCATTATAGGATCGAAAAATGTCGTTTGATCATCAAAGCTTACATTTGAAGAAAAATTAAAACGATTTTGAAATAACATCTGTTCATTTACACCAGATGCACCAATTGCATCACCCTCAACTTCAAAGTCTGTGTTTCTCAAAAACCAATGAAAACACTTCACTGGAATGTTTGGTACAAGATTATTCACGATTGTAGAAACACCAAGATCACTGACACTAGATGGATGTCTTCGCACAAGGTCTGTCACAAGAGTTTGTTTATCGGTTGCCAGGTAATTCCTTTCTTCGGGGCTGACACTGATCTCTTCAGTAACGAGATTGAAAGATTGGAGAGATAATATTCCATTAAAGTTTGTGAAAAATGTTTGTTCATGAAATTCCAATTCAAATTCAATATTTTGACGATGAATTGCACACACGGGAAAATATGGACGATTTGGTTTGTTCGAGGAATATTCATCACTTGCATACTTCCTCGAAAAGAAAAAATGGAGGGGAATGACTAGATCCGAACTCAAGCGTGCATATTGTTCATTTTTACTTGATTCATCATATCCTAAATTTCGATTGACAAGAAATCTATTCGCTACCTTTTCAGAAATTTCGAGGTACAATTCATCATAAATAATTCCCCAATCATCATGAATCTTTTCAACTTCGATATCATCGACAAACATCGTGATACTCTTAAGAATGTGACGTCCCAATTGATCCGCGTAGTTACCATTGGCTATACCCGGCATCGTGATACTCAGATACATGTTACTCAAGAGATCGCCCATATTTTGAGGATTGAATTGAACCTTTACAGTTTGGGCAAATGGCCACCCAGAAACGTTTCCATTATTAACAACATTGTGAACTCTATGATACTTCCTAAATTCGGAATGCCTCTCTGTTTTATAATTAAAGAATGATTCGTCTGGGTCTTTGGAAAGCAGGTATGTATCCTGCTTTCCAATAGCTTTGAGGGAAATCTTAGAAGCCTCACCCATATCTACTTACTACTCACATATTTTTAATATCATTCTTCCACATTGTAATATGACTGGTCTTCAACATCTTCTCGAGGTCTTCATTCGCCTGCTTTGCCTCCTCCATAAGTGCCTTGACACGCTCTTCCGTATACTCAACAGTCCTGATGTTGAGAAGGTAATCCAATGACCCATCAATCAATGGAAATGTTGAGGACATTTCCTCTTCGAGGTCCTGCTTCTTCCTCTTGAACACCACAAGTTTTCCCTCAATGACCATAGAAACAAACTTCGACTTGTGACTACACATCTCAGTCCTCTTCTGAAGCATATCGATGAGGTACGCCTTCCTCATCTTGTAGTGTTCTAAACGGAGTTCCACAAAGTCCTTAAGAATCTCTTCAGGAGTCGTATATTTGTGAATACCCTTCGTTGGGTGAAAGAGATGCATATTTGATACACGGAAGGTCTTTCTTAACTTTAGATCTTTGAGTAAATCTTTCCCAGCATACTCCATGATTTCAAAATGAACATCATCTGTGGTGGAGTTATTGATAAATCCTCCAATCAGTTTCTTCTCCACGAGACCGTCAAGGTACTCCTTATAGTCTTGGGTCCATCGACCTGGGGGGAGTTCAGTTACCACGATGTTATTTCCAGACCAGTTCCACACACCTTCCATCATCCAGGTGTCTTCCTCCTTGTGTACAACCCCCTTGAAACCCCTGAACCAAGGTCGCATAGCGACGATTTCATCACCACCCAAAATCCGTTTGATATTTGCCTTGATATCTTCGGGGTTGAAAGGAGGTACGTAGCAACTGAACCCTGTACCGATACCTTCAGTCCCATTAACCAAAACCATTGGTAAGGTGGGCATGTAAAAGTCAGGTTCGATTGAGCGACCATCATCGTCCAAATAATTGAGGATCGCATCATCCTTGGGATCGAAGAGTTTCCTTGCATCCTTGGTAAGCTTCGTGAAGATGTATCTCGTTTGTGACGCATCCTTACCACCCATAAGCCTCGTACCAAATTGACCACATGGCTCCAACAGATTGATGTTGTTCGATCCCGTATAGTCATTCGCCAACTTTACGATCGTATCCGCTAGGGAAACTTCACCGTGGTGGTACGCACTTTTCTCAGCCACAAATGCCGCCAATTGTGCAACCTTCATCTCATCCTTGAGATTCTTCTTGAAGCAAGCAAACATAACCTTCCTTTGTGAGGGTTTGAGACCATCTGCCATATGTGCGATGGAACGCTTGAGATCGGCGAGACTGAAATTGACCAAGTCCTTATGCACAAAGTCTGTGATGTCCAACTGCTTCACATTCCCGTAGGGTACCTCAAGTTGGTCGGCATCTTTGGCTGTATTCTCGAGAAGCCATACTTTTCGAGCATCCGCCTTCTTCTTATCGAATGCGAGAATGATCGAGGCATCCGTCATCTTATCCATATCAAACCTCACCGTCAAGTCTTGAATCTTCTTGAAATACTCCCGAGCTTCAGCTGATGTAGAAGTACCGAGACCCTTATAGTACTTAATCTTCCACCCTTGTTTTCCATCACCATACCAGGTCCTGAACGCAGAGTCAGTGTAGAATGACTTGGTTTGTGAAGCCTTCGTAGCTTTGATGATCGGGGTCACCATGCTCACAACAAATCCAAGTTTCAAAAGACTGGGCCAGAAATAATGAATCATGTTGAGGATGAGACCCTTGATATGGGATCCATCATTATCAGCATCTGTCATGATCATTAAGCGTCCGTAGCGAAGATCGGCGACACTCTTATATTCCTTACCCTGTTGGAGTCCCAAAATCTTCTTGAGATC